TCTATTGCTCAGCTTAGTTCTTAAAATAGGTTAATATGAGCAGAAAAGTCTCAGCAGTCGCTACTAAGACCACTACTACCAAGGATACTATTCTTACGGTACCAGTTAAAAATACTGGTCTTTGGCAGGTAATGTATGTTATTAGCCTTACCGGCAATGACACACCAAAGGTTTATTGGTATGATGCTTCTACCAACACTGAATACTTTATTGTTGGTGGTAAGAACTTAGGTGCTGGTGAGTACATTCTGTTAAGCAATGCCGAGGTGGTTATGCAGGCTGGTGATCAGATTCGTGTGCAGAACTCAGGCACTCAGACAGTAACTTACATAGCAACAGTAGAATTTGTCCCTGAAACAGCAGTCCAATTCCAATTCTAAGGAGAATAGTATGCCAATGGTCGGAAAGAAGAAGTTCCCATATACCGCTAAAGGTAAAAAAGCCGCTGAGTCCTATGCTAAGAAAGAAGGCTACAAGTCTGCCAAAGGCATGAAAATGCACGAAAGTTCAGAGTCTAAGGCTATGGAAGCAAAAGAGAAAAAAGCAAAGAGGATGAAATAATGCCACTCAAAAAAGGTTATTCACAAAAGACCGTCTCTGAAAACATTCGTAAAGAGATGAAGGCAGGTAAGCCACAGAAGCAGGCAATTGCGATTGCTCTGTCTACTGCCCGTAAAGCAAAGGCAAAGGCTAAGAAATGAAGCCCGGACTCTACTCTAACATCTGGGCCAAGCGTAAACGGATAGCTGAGGGATCTGGTGAGAAGATGCGTAAGGTTGGCTCCAAAGGTGCTCCTACAGCTAAGGCGTTCAAACAAGCTAAGAAGACTGCGAAAAAATAATGGTAAAAAAAGTATATCAGAACCCAGAAGGTGGCTTAAATGCCAAAGGCAGGGCATACTTTAAGAACAAGGAAGGCGCTAACCTGAAGCCTCCTGTGTCTGCTAAAGAGGCTGCTAAGTCGCCTAAGAAGGCTGCTCGTAGGAAGTCTTTCTGTGCCCGTATGAGTGGTGTTCCTGGGCCTATGAAGGATTCCAAAGGCAGACCAACAAGGAAAGCCTTAGCATTAAAGAAATGGGACTGTTAAATGGCAAACAAAACTTACTTAGAACTTGTCAATGAAACCTTGGTTCGCTTGCGTGAGCCAGAGGTTACTGCCGTTACTGACAACGCCTATTCTAAACTGATTGGTAGGTTCGTCAACGATGCTAAACGGCAGGTTGAGGATGCTTACACCTGGAATGCTCTGTCAGAGACACTAACGGTGACTACCTCTGCTAACCTCTTTAACTATGTCTTGACCGGCATTGGTCAGCGGTTTAAGGTCATCGATGTCATTAACTCTGAGTCTGACTGGTTCTTGAACTATGAAACAACTAGGAAGATGGATGAGTTGTTCTTAAACAGCGGAACAGTCTTGGTAGGCGCTCCTGACCGTTATAACTTTAACGGCGTAGACTCCAACGGAGATACACAGGTAGACCTCTATCCTATCCCTGATGGTGTCTATAACATCTACTTTAACGTCATCAAGCCACAGGCAGAATTTACCGTTGCTTCTACACAGATCAAGGTACCATCAGAGCCTGTGATCTTCCTAGCCTATGCCAAGGCCTTGAATGAGCGTGGCGAGGACAACGGCATTAACAGTGTTGAGGCTTATGAACTCTATCGCCAGTCTCTGTCAGACCACATAGCTGCTGAGGCTAACCGTTACCCTGAAGAACTCATCTGGGGTTCAATTTAATGAAAAGAATACAGACCGCTACTATTGCTGCTCCAGGCTTTCTAGGCCTAAACACGCAAGAAAGCAGTATTCAACTGTCTTCAGGGTATGCTCTGAAGGCACAGAACTGTGTTATCGATAGGTATGGTCGTATTGGTGCAAGGCGTGGCTGGACTCCTGTAAACTCAGCAGTCAACACAGACTTAGGTGCTGCTAACCCTGTAGAGTTTATCTTTGAGATGATTGAGGCTGGTGGAAACCAGACCATCAGTGCTGGTAACAATAAACTGTTTACTGGCACCACAACCATGACCACTAAGACTGTCAGAACACAGGCCAATACCGCTAATGTGTCTTACACGATAACAGGCAATAACTGGCAAGCTGCGGCTCTGCCCTATGGTGACGGTGCTGACGCTATATCCCATGCTTATATGGTCCAGACAGGACACCCTGTACTGGTCTACCACAACCTGCCTACTCCAGGCACTGGCGCTACCTTTTCTGTTGCTACGATTAGCGGTGGTGGCGGTACTGGTCCAATAGCGACTGTAACGGTCACTGCTGCTGGCTCTGGATACAATGTAGGCGATATATTGACCTTAGCAGGAGGTTCTGGCACTGGGGCTAAACTGACTGTGGCAACCCTGAGTGGTACCGGCATTGCCACTGTGACAGTCTCTACAGCCGGTACAGGATACACAGTTGGTAATTCTTTAACCAGCACAGTGACCACTATTGCTAATCCGCACTCACACGCAGGCTCCTTTGGCTTTCAGCAGTTGGGTGACGTTGGTACACTACCAACAGGCTACTCCACATCAGACTTTAAGCCTAATTGTGCTTTAGCTGCCTATGGTCGTATCTGGATGGCAGACATTGTTGGTGACAGGCAGACTGTGTACTTTAGCAGGCTCTTGGACGGCTCTGACTTCCAAGGCGGTGATTCAGGTTCTCTATCAATCAACTCTGTGTTCCCTAACAATGACCAGATTATCGCTCTAGCAGCCCATAACGGCTTCCTAATCATCTTTGGTAGGAACAACATTGCTATCTACAGCAACCCCATAGATGTCACTTCCTTGGCCTTGGCAGACTTTATTCCCAATGTAGGTTGTATTGCTAGGGACTCTGTTCAGAATACCGGCACAGATATCGTCTTCTTATCTGACTCTGGTGTGCGTAGTCTCCAGCGGGTCATCCAAGAGAAGTCCCTACCTATGCGGGATATGTCCAAGAACGTCCGTGATGATCTTATAGCCGCTGTAGCCTCAGAAACAGCCAGCAACATCAAGTCTGTCTATTATGACCGGGATGCCTTTTACCTGCTTACCCTGCCTGCAACTAAGGTTACTTACTGCTTTGATATGCGAGGTGCTCTACAGGACGGTTCTGCCCGTGTCACTATATGGGATAGCCTTGAGCCTAAGGCCTTGTTTGTCAACCAAGCCAAGGAACTGCTATTAGGCAAACCTGGGTATATTGGTAAATACTTTGGACACCTAGATAACGCCTCTACCTACCGGCTACAGTATTACACCAATTACTTTGACTTTGGTAGTCCAACAGCCTTAAAAGTCCTTAAAAAGATAGGATTTGTGGTTATTGGAGGCTCTGGCGACGCTGTAGCCATCAAATGGGGCTTTGATTACAAAGAAAATTACAATAGTGAAACAAAAACACTTGACACCGGCGTAGTTTACGAGTATAATGTCGGGGAATACAATATTGCTGAGTTCTCCAACGGTGTGGTCCTAGACCAGTTCCAGATCAATGCAGGCAGTAACGGGGCTGTTTTGCAACTAGGCTTAGAAGCAGAATTAAACGGTGATCCTCTTTCTATTCAGAAAATCGATGTCTATGTCGCACAAGGAAAAACAGTATGAGCAATTACACGAAAGCAACTAACTTTGCATCTAAAGACAGTCTTAGCACTGGTAACCCAGCAAAGGTCATCAAGGGCACTGAGATTGATGCAGAATACACTGCCATTGCCTCGGCTATATCGTCCAAGGCAGACAGCAACAGCCCTACCTTTACAGGCACTCCAGCAGCGCCTACAGCGTCCTCTGGCACCAGCACTACACAGATTGCTACTACAGCCTTTGTTGCTACTGCGGTAAATGCGGCGTTCCCTAGTGGTGGTATCATTATCTGGTCAGGATCTGCAGCCTCAATACCGTCTGGTTGGTATCTCTGTAACGGTTCTAACAGCACTCCTGACTTAAGAGATAAATTTGTTGTTGGCGCTGGTTCTACCTACGCTGTTGCCGATACTGGTGGTTCTGCTAATGCGGTAGTAGTAAGCCACACTCACACAGCAACTGTAACAGATCCGGGCCATGCTCACTTATATGGAAACACTGCTCTTAATCTCCAAGCAGGATCTAATGCCACTCAGCTACAAAATAATCCAGTAGGTGTTTCAACTAATTCAGCAACAACAGGAATAACAGTAAGCAATAGCACAACAGGTGTCTCAGGCACCAACGCTAACCTGCCACCGTACTATGCTCTTTGCTACATTATGAAGGCCTGATGAATAAAGAACAAATAAAAAAATACCTAACTAAGTCTAAAGATACCAGAATAAGATTAGACAACTTAGTTGAGAATGAACATGGTTTTATGTCTTGGACGGAGCATGATGACGCTTTAGTTGCTTTGCAAGTTTATGGTGACGGGTATTATTGGAATATCTATCTCAATGAACTAGCAAAGCAATTAGGCTACAAGAAGATAATCATGGGCACTAAGCGTAATTACAAAGCATTTGAGAAGAAGTTTGGATTTAAACTAACTGGTTATATTTTAGAAAAAGAGGTAATCTAAATGAGTGAAGTAGTCGGAGCCGTTATAGGCGCTAGTGGAGCAAGATCAGCAGCTTCAAAGCAAGCAGCCGCAACTAGATATGCAGCCGATCAGCAATTAGAAGCCGCTCGATTAGCAGCCGAAGAAGCCAGATTTAGACCTGTAGGAATCTCTACCAGATTTGGTCAATCACAGTTTCAGTTTGGCCCTGAAGGTCGTCTTACTGGTGCTAGTTATACCACATCGCCAGAGATACAAGCACTGCAAGACAGGCTCTCTGCCCTCTATGGAGACAGTCTAGGCCTTGCTGAACGTGCTGTAGCGCCTTCTGAGACCTTGTTTGGCCTTGGTCAACAGTATCTTGCACAGTCCCCAGAGCAGGCTAGAGCCAAGTATCTGCAAGAACAGTATGCAATGCTTGATCCTATCCGTCAGCGTGAAGAACAAAGGCTTGGCGCTTCTGTGTTTGGTCGTGGTCGTGCAGGCCTCAATATTGGCGATATTGGTCAGCCTGAGTTGGCTGCTTTGGCTACAGCAAGACGCACACAAGACCTGCAACTAGCTGCACAGGCAGAGCAGGAGGCCAGGAATCGTATCAACTTTGGTACTGGGTTATTTGGAGAAGCCGGTAAACTACAGACATCAGCATTGGCACCCTTCCAGACTCAGTTTGGTGTGTCTCAATTGCTTGAGCAGGCAGGTCAGCAACCTCTGGACATCGGTGCTCAGTTGGGTGGTAGAACAGCCACTGCTGGTGCTACTGCTGGTCAGATGCTATTAAGAGGTGGTTTAGAAGCCGCACAGACCAGACTTGGTGGACAGCAACAGCAGATTGCCTCTAATCAGTTAGCAGGTCAGAACCTTATGAACCAGTTCTTTAAGAGCCTAAACTTTGGCGGTAAACAAGCACCAGCGCCTATCTCTACAGCATCTTCGTACTACCCAATGGGAGCAGGTAGCGGTAGTGGTTTTGCTTATAACCCTGACATTGATACATCAGGCGGTTATTATGGAAGTTCTTCAGGCTTTGAAGACATGAGTGGCGGTTACAGCCCTTACTAAAGGAAATATAAATGGCAGAGCAAACATTATTTGGTTCTTACAGTCCTGAACTAATGCAACAGGCTATTGAGGCTGAGAGAGAGCGTAACCTATTAGAACAGGCTAAGTTAACCCCTCAGCAGATTACGTTGCTTGGTGCTGCTAGGGCCGGTCAGCAGTTAGGTGGTGCATTGGGTGGAGTTGTTGGTAACTTGTTTGGTACCACACCAGTGCAAGACCCAAGGCTACAACAGGCTCAGTTGGGTCAGCAAGCCTACCAAGAGGCCTTAGAACTTTCAGGTGGTGATGCTTCTTCACCGGCATTTTTTAAGAGACTGTCTTCTTCTGCGGCTAAGTTAGGTGTAACTACCTTGGCTCAACAGGCGGCTCAACAGGCTGCTAAGTTGGAGGCTGAACAGGCGTTAGGAATACAAAGATTTGCTGCTGCACAAGCATCTTTGGCTCAAGCGGCTAAGGAAAAACTAGAAGCACCATTGACCATCGCTGATCGTACTCGTCTAAATGAGTTAGTACAGAAGTTTGGACCTACTGAGGGTGCTAGGAAGTTTAGAGAAGAGCGTGATGCAGCAGAGCGGAGCAAAGCAGGCGCTGGTGCTTCTAAGATTGAAATTAAAGGGCAAGAAAATATTCTTGATATTGATAAAGAAGACGCTAAAGATTATAAATTATCTCAAAAATCAGCACAAAAAGCATTACCGGTTCTAAACAATATGCAAAAACTTCTAGATTCTCCGCAAAGCATTATTAAAGGAACCGCAGCAGAGGCCCGTACTGGTTTCTTAAAGGCGCTTGATACATTTGGAATTAGTACCGCAGAAGCAAGAAAAGTAGTTTCTAACACAGAAGAGTTTAACATTCAAACACGAAATCTATTACAGAGCATTATTAAACAATTTGGATACAACCCGTCTAATGCTGACGTAAAATTTGCTTTAGAGTCTTTACCAAATATTTCTAACTCGCCAGAAGGTCTTCGTGCAATCCTTAATGCACTTATTAAGGCTAACAAAGATCAACTTAATGAGTCAACAAGGGCCTTGGATTATTACCGTAAAAACAGAGGTAGTTTTGAAGGGTTTACTCCGAACCTTGATATTGTTGCTCCAGGCGGTGGCCCTAAACCACCGTCTCAGATGACTGATGAAGAACTTCGGGCTGAGATTGCTCGCCGCCGTCAACCAAAATAGTAAGGGTAAGAAATGGCATCTTTACAAGAACTTGAAGCAGAGTTAGCAAAAAGAGAAAAAGAATCTTTTAGCGTATCTAAGGCTTCTCAAGCATTTGCCGCTGGCGCTGCCCGTGGTGGCTACGGCGTGGCTACGCTTCCTGCATTGCCTGGGGAAGTAGCAAGACAAGTTGCTGGACAGCCATCTGAAATTGAAAGAGGTGCAAAAGCATTAGGAATTAAAACAGAAGCAGACTTCCCAGGGTATGAACGGTTCTTTAGAGCAGGGGAAGGTGCAGGCCCAGGCGCTGGTTTTGGCGCAGCTACAGGCGCAGCATTAGGCCCAGTAGGTATTTTAGGCGGTGCTTTAGTAGGAGGTCTTGGTGGTTTGATCTCAAACGTAGCGGCAAAAGAGTTATTCCCGTCTTCACCAACTGGTCAAATGGCGGTAGGCTTATTGGCTCCTAGTGGTGTTGCTACAGCACGAGCAAGGGCTGGCGCTGCTCCAAAAGGAATAGAAGGTCCTGTAACGCAACGTGAGACAGGCATTATCGAAACCGCTGGTCAGCGCACTGGTGCTCCTGCCGCCTTGCTTCAAGAAGAGAAGATTAGACGGTCTGCACAGGCTGGACCAATTGCATCGGCTTTTGATGTGGCACAGGCTCAATCTGTTGATGGATTTTTAGGAAATATACAAAAGTTTAGTGCTAATCCTAACCTAAATGCAGAGCAGATTACCCAAGGTATTTATAAAGCCTACGACAACTTTGCAACACAATTACAAAATAAGTTTAAAGCAACCAATACTGCTAATTTTAATAAAGCAAAAGAAGAGGCAGGCTCGTCTTCAATCATACCGACAAACAATGTGCAACAAACCATTGATCGATTGATTGCTCAGTATGACAATCCAGAAGTTCCTGGTATGCAAGCAATAGTTGGTTCTTTGCGTAGAATTAAAGGAGAACTAACAACCACTACAACAACTGGTGGTAGACTTGTGGATGAACGTGGTGTTCCTTTTGCAGAAGCCACAACAACAGTGTCTCCAAACAATATTAGTATAGATAGATTACAGCAAAATTTATCTGCTTGGGGAGATGCAGCTTATAAAGGTACATATTCCGTGCCTGGTAAAAAAGTGTCGGAATTTGCAGACGCTTCCCCTGGTGTTGTAAAAGGCATTGCTAGACAGGTTTTAGGGGCGTTTAGAGATGATTTAAATGAAGCGGCTGAGTCAGGTGTGCGTGGTGCTGGGACATTAAAGCAGGCTCGGGATGCCTTTAGAGAAAACCTACAAGTTTTGGATGACTATGCGTCTAAACCACTTGTAAAATACTTTGACCAGCCTTCTGCTAATGCTTTGGTGCCTAAAGATGTTGTATCTAAGTTTGTTAACTTGCCAGCAACACAGAAAGCAGATGCCGCTGCTGTGCTCCGTAGTGCTCGTCCAGACATCTGGGAATCGCTTAGAAGCCAAGGATTAGGACAGATATTAGAACCTGCCCGTATTGGAGATGCCGCCGCTGCTGGAAGTCCTAAGTTTGATGTTGGAACAGCATTAAAACAACTTGGTGGCTTAAAAGATGCAGATATACAGTGGCTATTTCCTACTAAAGAAGAAAAGAATTTGTTTAGGACAGGATTAGAGCAGATTCAACGAATCCAGCGTAGGTCATCATTTATGGACCTAGATCCAGCACAGTTCAATCAAGCAGCTAGAACTGCTGCTGAGGGTGCCGGTGCTCTAAAGGGGGCTATTGCTAAGTACGGTGTTCAGACTGTGGTTGACTCTTGGAGACTGATGGTAGGTTTTGCTGATGAGCAAAAGATGGCCTACATGATGTTTAATCCCAACGGAAGGCAACTAATTAGGGAACTATCAAAGCCTAATCCAAATTTAGATAAAGTACCAACAGAGGCTATCAATACCTTGGTTGCTGGTTCTTTAGCGCCTGCTGTGACGGCTAGACCGGCTGCTCCACAAAGACCAGAGGCACAACAAGAACAATCTGTATTTTCTGTTGAGGATTTAGAGGCAGAACTGCGCCGCAGAGAACAAGCGGGGCAGTAACTATGAGCGAACCAGTCACTCAAGTTGCCAAGGCTGCGGTCGCTGGCATCAAAGAGGCTTTGGCTGTTGGCAAGGAACTGGAGTCAGTCACTAAGGACATCCAAGACCTTGGCAAGGCTGATGTGCAGGCTAGAGCCGCTTTTCGCAAGAAGCAGTTAAATAGGCCTAAAGACACTTCTGTATTTTCTGCCGTTGAAGAATGGCGAGGACTATACGAAATTAAGAAGATAGAAGAAGAACTCAAAAGAGACATCATCGAGAAGCATGGTCCTGCTGCCTGGGCTGAGATAGAAACGATTAAACAGCGTATCTTGGCAGACAACAAAAACCTGACTGATGAGTTTGGCAGAGACTTAAAGAAGCTGGCTGAACTAAAGATGTATTGTTTCATAGCCGCACTGTTGATTGTTAGTTTTGCCTATGTAATGGGCTACAAACCCTAAGGAACCCTATGCTATCACTAATCTCCTCCGCTATCGGCTTTCTAGCCTCTGGGCTGCCACAAATTCTAAATTTCTTCCAAGACAAGGCAGATAAGGCACAGGAACTTAAACTAGCACAGATGCAGACTGAGCGTGAACTGGCACTGGCTGAGAGGGGTTACATAGCCCAGCAGAAGGTTGAAGAGATCAGGACTGACCAGATTGCACTACAGACCGATGCAGACCGCCAGGGGGCTGCTCTAGAGCACGACAAGGCTATCATGGCTCGTGCGTCATCGTGGGTTGTTAATCTCAATGGCATTGTCAGGCCAACAGTGACCTTTATCTTTGTGCTAGAGTTGGTCTTAATCAATATGGGGCTTACCTACTTCCTATTACAGGGCGGCCTCGGCAGTATGTCTGTAGAGCAGTTTATCGCAGCTACGGATGTTATCTTCTCTGAAGATGAAATGGCTTTACTGTCAGGAATCATTGCTTTCTGGTTTGGTTCTCGTCAGTGGGGCAAGAAGTGAATGTATCAAAAGAGTGTATAGAGGGCATCAAGAAGGATGAAGGAATACGATTTCGTCCCTATCGCTGTCCTGCTATATTGTGGACTGTTGGTGTTGGTCATGTTATTGACCCTAATCATATAAAGGTGAAACTAGATGAACGTAAAGGACTTGCAATCCCTGATGGGTGGGATCGAACTCTCACAATGGCAGAAGTCGATGGAATCTTGGCAGCAGACTTGGCTATCTTTGAACGAGGCGTGTGTAGATTATGCCCTCAAGGACTTACCCAAGGCCGCTTTGACGCATTGGTCAGCTTTAGCTTCAACGTTGGCCTCGGCAACCTGCAAAGAAGCACAATAAGGATGAAGCATAACCGTGGCGACTTTGAAGGCGCTGCGGAGGCTTTCATGGCTTGGACCAAGGCAGGGGGTAAAGAACTCCCTGGCCTTGTTAAACGCCGTAAGCATGAAAGAGCAATGTATCTAGGATAAAAAAAGAGCCTCTTGAGGAGGCCCGTTAAGTACTACACCCTAGACTACCAAAAAACCATTATCCTGAGGATGAACAGGTCGATGACGACACAGTGCTCATCTTCAAAGTCATCCACATATTCAAACCCAACCATACAGCCACCGATGATGTGTAGGAGTATTGACATATCAGATCTCGCAGTGACCGGCAACGCAGGCCAATGTTTGTGCGCCTTCGACATTGTCATCTACCTCGACTAAGTCGTCCCATTTGATCTCTTTAGGCATCTTAGAGAGCATTTCTTCATACTGCTCTTTAGTGCATTCCTCATAAGGAGCCTGTCGGTATGTGCCACCAGCCCAAGGCAGGAAAGACACACCAGAGATTTCATCGAAGTTCCTAAACACCCAAGCCCCGACATCCATCCATTCATCTTCTTTGACTGAGATGGTCACAGACGGTTTATGCTCACACCAGTGACGCTGATACATCATCCAGACATCGAGGTGCTCAATTGCTGTTAGATCATCACGCAGTCTTGCTCCTTCAGGGGCCTTCATCGGAAATGAGAAGACTACTGTGCTGTCTGGTCGCATTACACAGTCTTCGGCAGGCACACCAGCAGTGCTCAAAAACGCCGAGAGAGGGTCTTTCTTGTCTCCACGAACACGGCGAATATAATACTGACTATGTCGAGCATGAATACCAGAGGCAGAATCAACAAGTTGAGAGACAGTGCCAGAAGGTTTGACACAAGTAATCGCAGCAGACTGAGGGATTCCCAACCGTGCTGCAAGGTCAGCGTTGGTATCAACGGCGACTTGCCGTAGTTGTTCAAGAGCCTTCGCAGTGCTGTCACTTACCTCTCCCATCCATTTGTTGTCTAAGATGCCAGTCAACGATACACCTAAGAGGCGCTCCTCTTCTGTGTTCTTCTGCCATACCTTACGCAGGTAAGGGAAGTTAGTCATCGTAGACTGGAACGTGCCCATAATCGTTGCTATTCGTATCTTTTTAGATAGTGATTCAACGGTGTCCTCGGCCCGTACAACGACTTCTGTGAGGTTACAGAACTGGTATGGTCTGAGGATGATTTCTGAGCAGGGGTTTGTTCCGAAGTCAAAACTAGAATCACGTCTGCCGTTCTTTGCAGCTTGGCTTTTACTTGCTTCTCTTGAGAAGATTCCCCGTTCTCCAGAGTGACTGTTGTATAGACTTGTCCATTCTTGGAGAAACTGTCCAATCTCTGGTTTAGAGTTATAAGTTGCTGTGTTGTTAGCGAGTGCCCTATGACCATTTTGTTCCCACCAGTTTCCAGATTTACAAGACCGCATACGGTCATCCTCAAGGTCCGACAAAGAAATCATTGCAGATCTTCGTACTCCACCGACAACAACAACTTCCCCGATTTTACAGAGAATATCGTGACATTCGATTGATGTAAGTTTTCTACCCACTGCTCCTCTGAACTTGGCGATAGTGAACTTAAAAAGCTCATCCAAAGGTCCGGGACCAGAGGCACGTCCTCCAAAAGTTTTGAGTCTGGCTCCTGCAGGTCGAATTCTATTAAGGTCGTATTTTGCAATTTCCCCAGAGTATAATAGAGCCACGAGTTGGCGTAGTGCTTTGGCCCATCCTTCTTTTGAATCCGCAACCGAAATAGTAGTCTGAGAATCAAACAACTGATCCGGGACTTCAGGCAATTGATCGACATATTTATGCTCCACAGAAAAGCCTACACCTGTGCCACAGAGTAGGATATACATAGCCTCATCAAAGGCTTTGGGGTCATCGATAGGCAAGTAGCTGCAATTGTAGCCAGCGGTGTTGTCCCGATCAAGGGCCTTGCCTGCGGTCATTATAGCCCTCATAGAAGGCATTACTTCCAGGTTAGTGATAGCAGACTTGATTTCTTCTGCTAACTTGTCATCGATGGTGTAGTTGTGCTTGTCTTTTAGGTGTTCCCACATAAAAGTACAGTATCGAGACACAGTTTCATTCCAGTGCTCACGCCGATTCTTGTCATTCAAGTAACGGCTGTACCGGCTCTTGGCAATAAAGGTGCTATAGGGTGTCATCTAAGTCTATCTCCAATTCATCAAATTTATCTTCTATCTTATCAGCAAACTTCTCTATCAATTCTTCTGAAGAAATATCTAGCACTTCCAAGATTGTAATTTCGTCTAACTTCTTCATTCGCTCCATTATATCTCTAATCGTCAACGACATAATCTTTTCAGTGCTTCATCAAGCCCTGCCTCCCAGTTAGTATAAGGTTCATAACGTATAAGTTCCATTGAGTCGTACCAGTTAGTGCTGTCTGTATCAGCAGGGAGATAAAACCACCCCGTTTTTGATGTAGACCCAACTAAGTTCAATGTCCTTACCCCAAGTGCTCCTGCTAAGTGCGCTACACCAGTGTCAACAGTAACGACTGCCTTCAATGACTGTATCTTCTTAGCCGTTTCAAGCCAACTTCTACCATCCAAGTTCTCTGGCATAAAATCAGGCTGAATCTGTAATGATACCACTTTATGCTTCTTTGTCAACTGATTATAGAACTTTTCTGCTAGGTTTCTAGGAATAACCTTAGCACTAGCATTCCATGAATCATTGTCACTGTACCAGCAAAACCCTATCTGGCTAGTCTTTTTAACGCCTTTAAACTTGAAGTAGCCAGCACTGCTATGCACAGGGCCGCCGTCAACCATAGGGAACTTGTTATACTGCATCAGCAGTGCCGGTATAGACATCACCTTGACACGCATTGCAGGCACAGCACAGTTCTCATCAGTCAGGACACCATCCACGCCCTCTAGAGAGGCTATCAGGTTCATCAGTGGCTTTTGCATATAGACACTCACGGACTTGACTGGTAACTCTTTGAGCAACGGTATGAATCGAGAGAACATGATTGTGTCGCCAACGCCTTGCTCGTTAGTTACTATCAAGTGTCGGTCTCGGACATCGTATCCAGGTTCCCAGATGATGGACCTAGACAGCGGTGTCTTCATACCCAAAGCAAACTTAACTTTACGGATTTCACGGCACTCATATAGATTGAAGCCTTTACTCCACTGACCCTCTTTCAGCAGTGCATAAGCCCTATCAAGATCACGCTGACTCATTTGTAGTACACAGCCTTTATCTTGTCGTAGTTCTCGATAGCAAACTCAAGATAGTGCTTTGCCTTCTCAAGGTCTTCGATGCCGTTCTTCTTAGCGTGGCGTTGCACATACTTGATTACATTACACAGCCAAGGGTCCATCTCCCAATCAAGGAAGACATCCCAAGGCTGGATCTGTGTCTTGTAGTGATTGCCACCAATCTGCCTAGCCTTGATGTAGTCTGCTAGTGTTTCAAGCTGCTGTGACATGAGCGTGTTCCTTTACTGCTTTGGTTGACTTTGACCAAGTTCCACAATGGGTACACTGGTATCTTTGGAAGGTTCCTGTGGTTGTATAACTGAAACCTCTTTTTTGTAGTTTGGCACTTCCGCAGGTGGGGCATCCAGTGGAATTATACAGGTTACGATTAGGATGGTTTCTACCAAGCCAAGGGAGCAGGCGCTCATAGACTTTCTCCAATAGAATAACGTCTTGTTTGTTGTACTTCTCCATCACTTTCCAAGCTGCTGGGTCTTTGTTCATGCACTTAACCCAGAGTTGATAGCCCTCGTGTGAGGTCTTCTGACCAAGGCCAAGCCTCTGTGCAATATGGTCTAGCTTATTGCTTGCAAAACGAAACTCTTTACGAACTACCTTTAGCAAGTCAATCTGCTTATACGGAGCAGGCGGTGCCAGATGGTGTAGCAGGAACTCTTTATTGAGCACGGGAATGTCAAAGCGAGTGCCGTTGTAATGACAGACTGCATCGGCATCAGAGATCAGGTCATGGATCTTACGGAGCATGAACTTAGAGTTAGTCTTTTGCACAGAAGAGAACATAACTTCCTTCTCACCATGCCACTTCGCAGCCCAACACAGAACATAAGACGACTCTAACAGATGGTCTGGACTGATGTATTGGTCACGAAGGCCCCAGATGTGTGCAGTATTGGGGCTTGTTTCGATGTCAAGCATCAGTAACTTCATAGGGCATCCTTGTCTTCATTATCCAATGCCTCGATGTACTCTTCTAAGCGGTCAGCGGTGGTAACTTCCCTGTTGAAGAAGTCTTGGAAGAGGCAGTTATGACGCAGTCCTTCAATGACTACACGCTTACGGACACCCTCAAAGCCTGTGTGCTCCAGGAACTTGCAGAACTGCCACAGAATGGTTTCCCATGTCTGGTCATCAGCGAACTCATGGTAGGACTCTATCGTTGTCTTTGACGGGAAAGGGCTGTTACCTTCGTCCTCAAAGTCACCACCTTCATAGATAAATCGAAAACTACTCATTGCTTGCTCTCCTTAATAGTTCAAAAAAGTAAACACAGTCTACCACAACCAAGGGCTTATCTCTGTTTTGCTTGACAACGACAACTGGCTCGTATCCTCCTGCATTTGCTTTTGCTTGTTCATAGAATCCGTAAACAGAGATACTTGCTCTGGACTTGCATTCCAGACTAATTGGTAACTGCCGTCTGGCTGCTGGACTGAGTAGCAAATCCTCCCCCGTTGCGCCCATACTAACTGAACGGACATCATCTTGCTCTAGGTTGAACTTTGCTAGGATTAGATCCCTTACGGCTTGCTGCAGGACTCGCCCTTTTGCTTTCGCTGACGATGGCTTCAAAGCTGATTTCCTTTCTGTTTTTAACCCAAGCCTTTGGTATGTGCATCCTCGCATTACTGCTTTCCATGCTGACTGTGCAGGCAATACAGATGGCTTCTTCTGTTTCGCCAACAAGCCAACCGATGCTTTTACACGCATGGATTTCTGGTTTGACATTCTCTTGCCATTCGACATCAGCTACGGCATCCACCCACTCGATATAGATTATCGGGGCTTTCTCCAAAGTTGATTTGGCTTTCTTCGTATCCATAGTAACTGCGCCTGTTCGCATAAGTATTCCTCATTGTTGTCATAAGCCTTCAGTACAGCCTCATAGAGTTGGTCTTCGGTCTTGCAACCCTTCAGTATCTTCTCAGCCTTCTTAGGACCTATTCCATGCAATCCTGGTATGTTATCGACACGGTCCCCAGTGAGAACTTGTGTGTAGAAATTGTACAGGGTATCGTCTTCATCAACCCAAAACTTCTCATTCTTACGCATATTGTAATGCCAGCCACGAATCATGTTCAGATCCTTGTCTGTCGTGCAAATGATATAGTCTTCAGGTTCCATAGAATAGGCAGCAATACCAAGGGCATCATCTGCTTCTTGATATTGCTCCACAGAGAACTTCCAAGCCGTAGTCAGATAATCCCTCAGTAGGTTTAAATGCTTTGGCTTGTCCTGTGTCCTAGTACCTTTGTAGGGCTTGGTCTTAGCAATGCTGACACGAAAGTTCTCATAGCCGGTAAGAAAGCCTTCGGCATCAGAACAGTCAGCGTGTACAAAGACCAAGTCTTCCAAATACTCTGAACACTTTGATAGTGCGGTTTTCTCATCATAGTCTTCACAGCCAGCAGCTACTGTGTAGGCTATGATGTCTCCGTCTATCAGAGCGATCATTACAGGGCTTCTTCGGTTACTGGAGTGTCTTCGGCATCATAGGCGACTAGGTTATCAATAGTCATCTTGATGAGTGAGGCAGACAGGCCTTTCTTGTTCTTGAAAGCCCACTCGTAAGTACCAACAACTGCGGTGCCTGTAGAGCCATTGCCGATGGCAACATCGATCAGACTTGCACCAGTCTTATCAAAAATCTTGTCCATCTGACGCACAGACTTGCAAGTAATGTAGAAGCCTTTCTCTGGCTTGTCTTCACGCTTGCGTACTTCTAGGCCAATGCCCTCAAGAGCCTTGACTGCGTTGTCACTAAGATTAGTCAACTCAAGCTGATACTTCTCAGACATCTCGTTGATCTTGTTATGGTTACACCACATAACGGTGGCTTTGACTGTAACCGGCTTTGCATCACTCATATAATTCTCCTTTTAGGTTAGTGAGTAATTTTGTTAGACTTCGGTTCTGCTGCTTCAGAAATCATTATACAGGCAGTTTCTAGTATGTCAAGCATTTCTTCATATTTATTTGTTAAATTTTTGCTATAGGCCACATGGATAGCCCCATCGATGACCGCTATCATCAAGGCAGACTCTGGCTCTCCCATGTCCTTAAAATCGTCTAGTGCGTTTGACACCAATTATCTCCAATCTTGTATTCGCCGTCTAGGGGACAGCGTAGGTTAAGGGTTCTACCCGCTTTCCTGATGCTCTCTACTGCTAAAAACCCTACTCTTTGTGCGTGTTCTTCCTTGACCTCTAACTGGAACTCGTCATGCACATTGACCACAAACTTTGCATCTAGTTTGTTCCTGCGGATGCTCTCATCTAAGAACACCAAAGCCTGCTTCATCACTATCGCACCAGCACCTTGTAAAAGGGTGTTGAGGGCTGCGTGTTCGGAGCGAACGAATAGCCTGCGTCCATCAAGACCTGGAAGGTGCCCTTTAACGGCGAGTTCGTTAACCGTGCTGCGAAGAGTCTGCAAAGCTGGCGTGTTCCTAAGAAAAGAATCGATGAGCCTTTGCCCTTCCTTCGCTGAACCACCAACAATCGACCCGATTTTGGCAGCCCCTGCGCCATAGAGGAATGCATAGATAAACGTTTTGGCTTGCGCCCTTGTAGATAACCCCGCAGCTTGCTGGTTCTTGGTATGTACATCAGTTCCCAAATCCTGCGTGCCTTCTGTGACCGTCTTAACATAATCCTGATCCTTCATATAGTGAGCCAACATACGCAACTCTAAGCCACTGGCATCAGCACCAACGAGTTTATAGCCCTTTGGCACGGTAAAGAGACTGCGACACTCTACACCATACGGAGAGCCAACGGAGGGCACCTGGGCCATGTTAGGGCTTTGGTGCGTCATTCTTCCCGTGACTGCTCCGTTGGTGATGACCTTACCGTGAATCCGTTGCTGGTCTGTCGTATTCTCAATCCACGACTCAACCATAGCCACCCGTTTCTGAAGCAATAGATATTCGGCAATAGCCTGCGCTTCTGGAATATTAACTCCTGCAAGAACGGTCTCATCTACTTTGGCTTGACCGTTGTCCGTGAAGTGCTGCGGCTTCCAACCTTTTTCTTGGAGGCGCTTGGCGATTTGCTGCCTCGAGCCGGGGTTAAAGACTTCGATATCGTCCTTGAGCCTTTTTCCAGTTTTCTCTGAATAACGCTCGGTTGTGATTGGAGGAAAGATGAACTGTAGGGATGCCTCAATTGCGCCCATTTTATCTTTAAGTCCTGCCAGAAGTACCATAGCCGCTGGCAAATCGAATTTAAAACCGTTTCGCTCCTGCTTACAGATAATGGCTGCGACTTTGTGTTCGAGTTCGATACTCTTTTCCGAGAAACCATAATGTTGTTGCTCCTTTAAAAGTTCAAAGTAAGTTAACTCCAATACTTCTACATCACGCCTGCAATAACGCTCTAACAGTTTGGGGTGCGGCTGGTCAAACGGTAGAGTGCTCTTCTTGTCATAAGAGAGTTTGTTGATCCTGTGCCAGACTCTCTTGTAGTCTATCTTCTTCCTGCCTAGCCTGTTTCCCCAGCTTTCTAGGCTGTGTCCGTTTTCTCGGTTTGGACTCATCAGCCTTGACATGACTAGGGTGTCTATGCACATCGACGGAGTTATCTTCGTATTCCACAGCTTGTTCAAGATTGGGAAGTCGAAGCTGATTCCGTTGTGCGCTACTACTTGTGGTTGTTCCTCTAACATTTTTAATAAAGTGTCGGCCTTGTGATGACATCTAACCTCTCCGCTTCTTAGTTCCTTTGTTACGCACAGGTGGATCTGGCTCAACTGGGAGTTGGTCTCTATGTCCAGAAAAACTATCGATTTGTTGCCAATCTCGGTCATCTTCGCTCTTCTTCAGTAATTTGCCGTCATCTGTCAGTAGGTACAATGTCAATACACCACTCTTATTTATCACGCTTGTAACGCTTATCGGCTTCATTTGCTATCCTCCTTAACTCTGAAGCTGCTACTACAAAGGCCTTCTGTGTGTCGTCCATCTTAGGCCAGTCCTCAATCTCTGATATCAACCTAAAGCAGGCAACACAATATACACCTGTTTTGTCTAATTTGCAAATGGTTTTACAGGGCGACATCGTGTTCCTTTACAGCCGACAACGGCACCTGATAAAACAACTCTCCAGCAGACACATACTTATTGTAAATCTCTTTTACCGGCGATGTCAAAATATCTTCTCCTCTGACAATAAAAACCTTAGAGCAGTCATCGTTGAAAACCAGGAACAGACAGCCCAGCTTTGCAAACTTCTCTTTCCTGAATGGTACCTGCAAAGAATCAAAAGCGAACCTGTCTTTCCAAGTATGCTTTACTTCTACCTCTACAAAAGAGCCGTCTTCTAAGACAAGGTCTGGACCATATTTGTCTGTGTTGTCAACTGCTTTTTGACCTTGAGACAACAAAAAGTCTTTAGCTGCATCTCTGGCCCTGAAGTCGTTTTGTTTAAATAACTCAGGATCAAACTTTTTCGCTAGACTCATTTGGTGCTGTTCTTTAGGTTTATCAGTTCTGTGTTTAACTTGAAGACCAAGGCATCTAGTGTACGGTTCTCATCTTCAAGCCTCTGCATCCTGGCCCTCATCATTGCATTCTCACGCTCTAACTCAGCAATGAGGCCAGCCTCGTCTAAGCCGTGGGGCAGATCAACCTCATAAGGGACACCACTAACCTTCACCATACGACCTCCAAAATGCAAAGATGATTGTAAAGAACATGATCCACAGAAACGGTATTAGATTCATTTCGTTGCCATCCAATAAAGACCTACGTTAGAGAAAGCATAACCGGCATAAACCACCAGCAGAGCAATGTTACCCTTCATGCCCTGCTCTGCTGCAATGTAGGCATAGATACAGCCGGTTACGATGATAAGCCAGCTACTCATGCTTGCTTCAAGAGTGCTAGGCAGTCTTCCAGTGCATTCATCAGTTCCTGCCTTTCAGGATTGTGAGCAGCAGAGTATTTGCCGTTGGACTGCCTTAACTCGATAAACTCTAGCACCAAGTCTTCCAGCTTCTTATCGATGCTCATAGCAGGACTGCTGCCGTCATCAGTAAAAATAAGACACTCAACATTGCCACTATCGCCCATTCCAACATAGGTATCAACCTCCAGTTCTAACTTCATTTTAGATAGTCTCCATAAATTTTAAGAAAGTCCATTACATCACGCTTTGCATCAGAGTCGAGCAAGTGCCCGTATTCCTCAGGATGATTAAACTTGCTAACCAGTTTAACAGCAACCTTGATCTGTGCTGTCAGTTCCTCGTTAACCTCTTCCAGGTCTTTGATGCGCTCTTCTAGCTGCTCTACGGCTGTGTAGTCCATAGTGTCGTAGTCAGCATCGTTCCAGTAGTCGTAAGAGTATTCAGTCATTTCAAGCCTTTCAGTATTGATGAAATAAAAGCAAAGCAGCCTATCAGTAGTGCGGATGTCATAGTGCCTCCTTGAAGTCATTGTCATCTTTCTCGCTAAATATCTTATGCCAAATCTTTCGAGTAGGAACTCTTTCCTTTTTCCAATGCTGATCTCGTTGCACATAGGCGTTAAAAACGTCACACGCTAACAACTCATCCTTACATCTCTGCCTCTGCGAGCACTTGTCGCATGGTGCAGGGCGTGGGGTTAAATCATAGTGTGCTGCAAAGGCTTTGTTCCAGGGTTTTGTGTTCATGATATTTTCCTTTAATGTTAAATGTTATAATGCTTCTTCGTTAATTTCGTTCATACGACCTGAGTGCTTGTCATACAGGACTGCACAGGCTTTGCCGGTCTCTCCGCTGTATCGGTTCTTGATAACCCTGACCCTTGTGGTATTGCGCTCGATAGGGTCTTCATGCTGTGCTGACCTTTCCAATCCTAGCACCATATCAGCCAATTGTCCAATACTTGCTGAACCCCTTAATTGGGACAGGCTAGTTGCTGCGCCCTCTTCGTGACCTTTACCGTCTGGCCTGCGTAGGTGGGACACCACAAACAAGGCTACCCCTGTCTCCTGCACTATCATCCGCAGCTTGGTCATAATCTCATCAATGGCTTTACGCTCATCTCCATGATCCTGTGCTGACACCACGATAGAGACATGGTCTAGCAGGATGTACTTGCAGTCTAGCCCTTTGGCAAAGTATCTCACCCGATTGATAATGTTATCGATTGCTGTGGAGCCAAAGCAGTCATAAAAGAACAGCCGGTTAGAACCTAGGGTCTTATCAAAGGCTTCCTTCTTTGATGCCTCGGTTACCTCAGTCTCTGCCAAGTGCAATGGCTTATTGATCGCCAATGACATCAGAGACAAGGCAGTCCGCTTGACCGACTCTTCCAAGAACATAATCCCGATGTTGTCCTTGGTCTCACAGAGCAATTGCCAGATGACCTCACGAATAAACTGCGACTTACCAAGACCTGAGCCAGCAGTGACCACAACCATCTCTTGTTGCCTGATGCCGCCGGTCATGTCATTCAAGCCGGCATAGGGATAGTGCGCCTGAGCCTTTGGAAGTGGCTGCATCACTAACTCAAACAGCTCTGAGCCAGCAACGATGCCATCAGGCACATAGGTCTCTGCTGCCCACCATGCTTTCACAAAGTCCGCAGATTTGTTGTCCTTGAGATAGTCGCAGGCATCTTTGTGGGGCTTAGTCATCTTCATAATCTTGACCTTGGAGCCAAACAGATCAGCAACGGCTAGGGCTGCTTCCTGCCCAGGTTCATCAGCATCAAATGCGAGCACAATAGTCTCAAAGCTGTCGATGTACTCAAATTGTGCTTGGCAGTCCTTCACAGCCGATTGTGCCCCGTTCTTGATGGACACCACAGGGTAGAGCGACCCCGTCATCTGAAAAGCAGCCAAGGCATCTAACTCGCCCTCACAGATAGTCAGGTACTTGCCACCGGCAGGGTATCGATTCTGACCGAAGAGCAGAGCTTCTTTAATGTTGCCCTGAGACCTGAACTGCTTGTCTGCCACTGTCCTAATCTTAAAGGCTACCTCAGTGCCCCTATCGTCAGTGTAAGGATAATAATGTTCTGTCCCTGATTGTCTGACACCGTAGGCCTCGCAGGTGGCTTTAGTGATTCCCCTTTCGGGTATGCTTAGGAATTGACCGCTAAGGCCTCTAAAAGGCTCTACAACGGGTTTCTGAGTCATAGTTAGTACCTTACCCCTTCCTTGGTCAACAAAGCCGTCTGAGGGCCTGCTATGGGTTTTACAATTAAAACAGTATTCTGAGCCGTCAGAATAGACTGCTCTGGCATCAGAGGAACCACAGCCCTCACAGGCTATGTGCTTGATAAATTTAGATTGAGTTTGCATTAATCCTAACCCTTTCCTCAGCAAGCTGATCCAACACAGCCAGCAAAGCTACACAATTGCCCGATGTGGGCTTAGTGCGCTTCAAAGCCTCATAGACATCGTTTAAAAGGGTCTCGATGTCAGTAGAGCCATGAGCCAATAGGTCTACACAATCAGAAACACAAAACCAATAAATCCTTTCTAAGTCATCATTTTCCATTGACTACCACCTTTCTTTATTGTCTCTATAGAGTAAAGAATTAAAATCTTTATTAAAGTCTTTTTCAATATAGACTATTTAGTTAATATAGTCTTTAATAGCAAGAATCGTGCCAGCCTCTATCGTGACTGCCAAGGGTCATCAATATCGTCATCAAAGTCATGGATGCCCGCTAATGGGTCTAAATCGGCCTCAGTGCCTTCCTCGACTTCATCGGCCTCAGACATCAGGGAAACATTTCCAACGGCACAGAGGTCTGTTTTAATCGATTTTAGGCACTGTTTACACATAGAGACATATTCCATAGTGTGAAGTGACCGAATTGTGGTCTCATAATCGGTTAAAGCCTCATTACAGGATCGGCAGCGCATCTTTTTCCCTTTCCTGCTGTAGCTTGAGCATTTTCTCATTCTCAGCCTTCACAACATAGTAGGCGAATTCAATCAAGGCATCCTCGTCACCGTACCAATTGCCCCAATCGCTATAGTCTAGGCGATCATCTAGGATCTCTACCACCTCTGCATTCGTTAACAGCATGATAAAACCTCCTGTTGTTGTTGGACAAAATTAGATACCTTCGATTCTAACACGGCATTATGCACCGATGCAACGGCAAAGGCATCGAATCCCCCTATATGCCACCGATAAGGTTCCAAAGGTACATGATCGAGCTTCCAATCGTAAACGGTAGCGACTGAGCCATCCTCGAATTCGATGAACCATTCTGCGTTAGTCTTATCGCCGACAAATATGCTAGGCGCTCCGAAAGTGCGACACAGATCCGCATAGGTTGTCGTAATGTAGCCCTTGAGACTTGTCCCATTGACCTGGTTTGAGCTGCACTTTTTATGCTTCATGTTTAATGCTCCTCTGATTAGTCAAAATGTTTTACCAAGCGTCTGCCATGTCTCTCAATTGAGTCCATGAGTGATCATCCAATAGGCTAGGATCATCTGCCAATAGGGCAAAAATCTTATCCGATACCATTAGATGCTCTTCAGGTCTCACTTTAGAGTCTAGCCATGCCATGAAATGCTTTAGAGTCTGATCATCCATTATAGTCTCCTTTAGTCCAAGTCCCAAGGTTTCATCGTCATGATAATGCCTGCACAGCCTAACAAAAGCACAGCGATACTTGCGTATTCCCATGCGCTCATTTTGAAACCTCTCTTTCATGTCGTTTATTTGCTTCTGCTACCGCACGCTCAAGGCCGATACTGCGCCCTATGATGGCCACACGGACTGAGTGTGTTATGCCGTTCTTATACACTTCAAAACCTTTTACACCTGCATCGAACACCCAATGCGTAGGATTCTCAAATAAAATGTCGGACTCTTTTAGCATGGTTGAAACCTCCATTTAAAATTGACGGAAAACAAACGAACCTGCATCAGTCTTACCCACCACCCACGTCTGATTGGACAGCCAATCTTCCATGTCTTTATGGGATTCGTCAAGATTTACATTATAAGACCTTGAGATTTCCTCCTCCGTCATCTCCGAGAAGTCACAGCATAGAGCAATCACGTCAAAGTCTAGCTCCTCGCCCGTGTCCTCTTCGTACTCTTCCAAGCCATTGAAGAGCACTTCTAAGCCCTCCCAAGAGAAGTTGTCTTTGCGATCCATGCGGTAGAAAGCGTCACGGAATTGATGTAGATTAATTGTGGTTTTCATAGTCTAGGTTCCTTTTTAGTTAGTGATTAGATAGCAGAAAAACATCCTGCCCATTCTTTATAAGCCCATTGCGGTTCAATCTTAAGTATCTCAGGACTTCCGCTTGATTGTCTAATGACGCACAATTCGCCCCGTTGAATATTATCCGCAGGCTTCACCATTGTCCAATCGTAAGACCATGCCTTGTTCGTTCTTGCTCTCAATGTTTGATCTGCTTGTGCCATGTCTATCATTTTAGGTTCCCTTTCTTGGTTTGTGCCTAAGACCGTATCTCTACGGTTTCGCCGATTCACGGCTCGTCAGTTAGACTTCGACTCTGCTCTGCCGTAGTGCTTGTAATTCTGCCGCATCTTTGGCTCTAAGTGCAACACGCTTGCGCTCTTCTGCTTGTTTCCGCTTTGCCCATGCTATGGCGTGAGCCTGTG